CCTCCCAATTGTCAGAGTAGTAATAAGCTTCTATTTCTCCATCTTTATTGCATTTTTCTGGTCTAACGTGTTTAGTTTTTACCGTTTCAACTCTAATTACTTTTGTGTGCTTATCATCAAAGATACATTGAAGCACTCCGCACCCTAGCATATACTCATTTAAACCTGCTGAGCGTAACATCTTAGGCTTAAACAACGATTTCATCATAGCAAACTCGTTAGGCTTTCTTGAAGCATCTAAAGCGTGTAAGCCTTTACCGTATATTAAACGAGCTACGTTGTTAATAATAGAGTTATTTGTAGTAGAACCTTTGTACCGTGAAATGAGCCAATTATAGTACATATTATCTGCGCCATATTCTACCCAATTATTTTTAGAGTCTTCTACTATCTCAGGTTGTGAGTAATTAGAAAGTTCTAAAATATGTATATTCGTTTTATCTTCGCTCATTAGTCAATTATTACAAAATCGTTATTTGTACTGTGTTGCACGTATTCGTTATCGTTTATAGAATAGCTTGAAACCGTTTGATTTGTGCAGAATATCTTATCCTTATACACGACATCTAAGCCGTTTAAAACTTTAATAGTGTAAAACCTACCTTCTACCAAAGTAAGTACCTCAGAAACGCTTAAATAGTATCTATCAACGCTTGGAGTAATGTCTATTGTTACGCTTGTATTCTCTGCGTCGTCTTCTATTACCATACTATCTGCTTCTAAGCTTCTAGGTATAAATTTAAACGTTTGAGATAAAACCGATTCTAATAAGATGATCATACTTATTATACTAGAAAGTTTATGTTTTGTTTTAAAAAAGAAAACCCCCACTAATTAAAGCAGGGGTTTAAGTATTTGTTTAGGTTGTTAGAAGCGTAACTGTGATGATATCTTTTCTAACTTATCTATTATGTCTTTTGCTCGTTTACTTTCATCTTCTAACCTACTTTTTGATGCTAAAAAACCTCTTGGCTCTCCAACCCCTAAATCTTTAACTGCTTTATCCAACTTCTCACCTAATGCTTCTGCTCGTTTAATAGCGCTGAGGGAATTTTTTAATTGATTTATTGCGCTTTCTAATGGCTCTTTTGCTTTCTTAGCTTTATTAGTCCCCATACCTACAGCGTCTATAGCTGCGTCAGTAGCTTTATTAAAGTCTTGTGCTAAACCTAACTCTAACTTTTCACTTTTAAGCTCTACCTTGTCTTTAGTAATGCCTGCTATCTTAGACATTACATTATTGTTTAAATTTCGTTTCATTCTGTTTTTATTATAAAGTTAAAAAATAACCCCGTACAAGCAAATGTAACGGGGCTACTTAACAAATTATGAAAGTTTACTAAACCGCAACAATAGAAGTAATTCCAGCCGCTGCTAGTCCTGCTTCCGTTGTTGCCTCTAGGAAGTTTGAAGGAACACGCTCCTGTGCAGTAAGTGTAAGCGTGTATCCGCTCATATCTCCCATTGCAGCACCCGTTGCAATAGTTCCTGCTGTTACTTCTGCTCCAAATTCTAAACCGCAGTAAAAGAAGTTGTTGTTATTGTCTTTAACTATTACGTGAGGTCTTCCAAAAGCCAAAAGCTTAATTTCCTTGTGCGTAGCTAAATCTTGTTTCTTTAAAGACAAGTTCAAAACTTGCTCGAAGAAAGTAGTTCCTGTATCTCTTGAACTTGTAATAGTTTGCTCAAAAGATGAAGTACCTTTTAATTCGTACTTGTAAGCAGTAATTGAAGAACCTATTACTTCAATTACGTCTGTGTTTGTTACATCGTAAACAATCCCTGAAACTGGAGCGTCTTCGAAATTAATGAAGTAAACCGCATCCAATCCTCCGACTGAATCCTTGCAAGGCTCTATACGCCCTTTTGATAAATCGCAACTCATTTTTTTAAAAGTTTTTTATATAAAAAAAGGGAAGGCATTTTACCTCCCCTCTTTCTTAATGTTGATTAATAATTATCTTTAGATTCCGTATGTAACAACGTCCCCTGCGAAAGCGTACTGAACTCCAGCAGTCATTCTCATGATTACTCTTACATTTTCTGAGCCATCTAAATCGCTCATATCCAAGACTTTAACTTCTTGCATATCCGACATCAAACCAGTTCCAAAAAACAAGTTATCTTTTACTGTTAAAATAGAAGTGTTATCGCTCATTCCGTTACACATAAATAATGGAATTCCGTCAAACATTAAATCTCCAAATGCTTGGTTGTTACCTTGCGCGTTAACACCTGCTGAGCCAAGTCCATTTGCTCCAAATCCTCCCAAAGAACGAACGTAAGCTCTGTAAATGTTTGAAGAAACATAAAGAGTAAGTCCTTCCTCTCCGTAAAGTCTAGTAGGAAGAGCATCCACAATTGAACCTAATTCAGCAACTACATTTGTTGCATCAACTCCACCACCTACTGCTGTAAGTTTTTGTGCTGCTGGTAATTCAGCATCTACTGTTAGTAAGCTTTGGAAACCGTCAAATTCTCCTTCGTTAGCGTTAATTCCTGACCAGATGTTAGTTTCTGTTTTAGCTGCTACTTTAGCTGCTACGTGACCGATTAAGAAATCAGCGAATGATTTTGGTAACTCATCGAATGCAGAATATCCCATAGAAATTGCGTCCCAATCTGAACGGAAATCGTTCTTACAAAGTTGCAAGTTTACTCTGAAAGTTTCAGGTTCTAAAATTTTCTCACTCAAAGTAAGAGTAGAAGTTGCGTCAAAATCACAATTTTGGTTTTTAAGAATATCGTCTGTTGATACTCTTTTTAAAACTTCTTTGAACTTTACGTTAGGCTTTACTGTAATCCCTCCGTTCTCAATAGTGTTTGCACTTAAAAGTGCTGCTGCTACGTAACCTGCTGCTTTTTCTCCAGCGTAAGTTGTAGCAATTGTTGTTGTTGTTGCCATTTTTTTGTTTATTTATTAGTTATTTTAATTTTGCTATTTTGCTCATTACAGAATCCTTAATGCCTTTCGTTCCTTTGTTTCCGTAAGTATGTAATTTAACTTCTTTTTGTGGTTCTGGATTGTGAGCGATTGGTTTAATATCTGAAAGCTCTACTTCCTCAACTTTATTAGACTCTTCTAATTGAGATTTAAGTTCTGTAATTTCAGCAGTTAAAGCTTCGATCAATGAATCTTGTTTTGAAAACTTAGTTTCTTTAACAATAGACTCAATAATTGCTTTAGGTAGTGGAGTTTCTTCCGAAGCTTCTACTTCCTCTTCTACTACTTCTTCTGTAACTTCTTCCTCTTCTTCTGTTCCTGCTTCTTTAATTTCAGCAATAATTCCTTCTTCAACTACTGAGAAAGTTCTTCCGTCTTCAAGTTCGTAAGCTTCACCTTCTCCAGAAACTGGAACAGGGATTGCTTGACCGTCTTCCGTCATTACCATAACAGTTGCTCCTGCTTCAAAATCAGGGTCTGCTTCAATTACTGTAACTCCGTCTTTCAACTTCGCTTCCATTAATTTAATTTCTTCTGCTTTCAATCCGATAGCTTTAAGAATTGTATTTATTTGTTCTTTCATCTTTATTTATTTATTTATATTTTTGGTAACTCATAAGTCTCTACGTCTACGACTAATCCCTCTACTTCGTTCCATAACTTATCTGCTTTACTGAAATTAGGAATACTTGAAACGGGGATTCCTAAATCCTTAACTGCTTTTTCTAACTTATTCATTATATCTCCAGCTTCTTTTAAAGCTGCTCCTTCTGTTCTTGTATTTGCTTGCATACCTTCAGCATCATCTACAATATCTTGAATCTTTAATATTGCTGAGTCTGCTTTTTTAAGAGCTTTTAAAGTATCTTGCAGGTACTTTTTACCTGTTTCTAATTTCTTTAGTGAGCTATCTAAATCATCAGATAATCCCAACTCTACTAACTTGCTAGACAGCTCTAACTTGCTTTCGCTTTCTTTAGATAGTCTTGCTATCTTACCCATTACATTATTGCTCATAACTATTAAACTTAATTGTATTTGTTTTGTTTTATTTTTAACCTCTAACTCCTATTATAACTCGCTCTACGTTACTATTAGTAACTGTGCCTGTACCCTGTCCCGTAAGCCTTCCTATACGCTGCCCCGTGAGTTTGTAGTACTCTTCTGCTGTTAGCTTTGGTGAGTATTTATTTTTCTTTGCCATTGCTTTTGTGTTTATGGTAGAGCAACTCCTCCAAATCCTCCTCCAATTTCTACTGCACCTGGAGAAGAAATTTGTGCGCCTAAATTAAAATTCGTGTTTAGTGTTAAGTAATCTTCAACTAGTTCAGCCGTTCCAACTGATACTCCTGATTCATTTTGTAAATCTGCAAAGTTAAAAGAAAAAGA